AACTAGTCCTTGAGACCATATACCCTTCTTCTTAGCCAGAGCCACAAAGTGCTCATTTATCATAGTAAACTCACCACTCAGTGTTGAATATACAAATAGCACTGAATAATCAGGCTCAATGGACTGAGAGCAGCCTTGTATGTATGAGATTGTAGCAGTAGGAGCGATAGCCATCACATTCGAGTTTCTCATCCCATAAGTTTTTACTAACTCTCTTACGCAATTCCATTCTTCAAGACTCTCAAAAGAACCTCTATCTTCAGCAACAGCTCTGGGATTTCTTTGAGATAACATTTCACAGTATGTGTCTACAGGGAAATTTCCTTTGTCCCACTCAGATCCACCAAAAGCAGGATAAGTTCCCTTTTCTTTTGCTAACAATGAGGATGTTTTGATGGCGTGCAGAGAAATAAATTCCTGTACCCTATCGCAGAGATCAACAGCCTCTTGAGAATCATATATGATCCCAAGCTTATGCAACATGTCATGAGTGCCCATAATTCCCAAGCCGACTGGACGATTTTTAATATTAGAATTTTCTGCCTCTTTGGTTGGGTAAAAATTCAAGTCGATTACATTATCTAGTCCTCTGACTGCTACTTCTACTGTCTTTTGTAACTTCTTCCAATCTACAGTCCTTACTTTTATATGATTGGAAAGATTGATACTAGCCAAATTACAAACAGCCGTTTCTCCGGTTTCTACAACTTCGCCCTCATCATACACAGTTGGCTTAGTGTGCAGTAGGATCTCGGTGCAGAGATTAGAGGAGTGAACTACGCCTGCATGCTTGTTACTATAACGTATGTTTGAAGGATCTTTAAATGTTACCCAAGGATGACCAGTTTCAAACAACGACTTAAGACATTTTTTCCATAAATCTTTTGCAGGTATTTTTGCAAAGTTTTTAATCTCCCCTTCGTCTGCCATCTTCTTATAGTGTTTGTATAGTTTAGAGAACTTAGACCCATACGTCTCATGTAAATCTGGACATTCAGATGGATCAAATAAGTACCAGTCCAACTCCTTGGAGACATGAAGCATAAACTCGTCACAAATCCATAAGGCTGTGTTCATATCATGACATCTTCTTCTGTCGTCTCCCGTATTCTTTCGAAGATCTAGGAAGTCCTCTACATCAAGATGCCATATTTCTAAATATGCACATCCCGCACCTTTCCTCTTTCCTCCCTGATTGACTCCAACTAAGGTGTCGTTGAATATTTTAAGCCAAGGAACTAATCCAGAAGAGTTACCATTTGTGCCTTGAATGTAGGCTCCTGAAGATCTGACAGGAGTCCAATCAACACCTAAGCCTCCAGCATACTTTGAGAGCCTTGCTTGCCCATGAATTGTTCCAAATATACCGTCAATGGAATCGTGAACGGTGCTAAGATAACATGAAGAAAGCTGTGATCTTTTTGTTCCACTATTAAATAATGTAGGTGTAGAAGGGGAGTATCTAAACTCTGACATCATATTATATATTTCAGCCGCTTTTTCTTCCTTATTATCTTCATTTAAGCAAAGCCCCATAGCAACCCTCATATAAAATGCTTGAGGGGTCTCCATTCTTCTCTGCTCAATATGGATAAAATATCTGTCATAAAGAGTTTGGATGCCTAAGTATTTGAAAAGAAGATCTCTTTGCGGAAACAATTTTTCAGATAATAACTTAAGGTCATAAGCCAGCAAGTCCTCACTCAGTCTGCCTGCCTTCACTAGCTTTTTAATATTTTGTACAAAGGATTTTCTATATTGGAGTTCGAATGTATCGCTATCTACACCTTCCCCAAAAACTTCTTTGTAAAGATTGTTTAGCAGAAGTCTAGCTGATACATAAGCGTAGTTAGGCTCTTTTTCAATCTTGGAGCGGGAAGACATAACTAATGCCTTATCTATTTCTTTTGTTGGTATTTTATCGTATAGTTGCAAGCTGGCATCTAGAACTATTTCGCTAACCGACACGCTGTCTAAGCCAGTGGTTGCTCTCTCTACACACTCATTAATTTTATCTAAGTTAAGTTCCTCTAATCTTCCATTGCGTTTCTTTACTTTTTTATTGTTGTCGCTCATCTTGGCCTAATCAATTCTCAACATAAGTTTGTGTTTGTAACTATTTCAATTGTACTCTTAGAACTGCAATATCTCATACAGATAACATAAAAAAGCCCACCTTTTCCAAGGTGAGCTTGTAATTTTTAAAAAAAGCGACACTTGAGTAATTCTCTCTACCTGCTTACTGCCTCAAAGGGAACGTCGTGTTTTAGTCTGTAAGCCTAATGAAGAAAATATCGCTTAACCAGAGAGGTGCCGCTTTAGCGAAGTATAGTTTGGTATCGCTCTATTATACTCTGGTTGTCAATGTTATATACACCTCCGTAAAAGTTGCCTATTCTTCTTTCTCTAATTTTTTAGCAACACACTCGCAATAATTTTTAGAAGCTGCATTATGTTTTGGATATGTGATCATAACATAGCCTCTTCCATGACACAGTTTGCAATTTTTCTTTGCCTTTTCTTTTGCTATAAGCGAATCAAATCCGCCTCCAAATCCTAAATCTAAATCCTTAATGTCCATTTTTATTTTCCTTAAAACCTAAAGTGAAAAAAGAAGCCGTGAAAAGGTGCTGGATAAATCGGCATTGGCTGTGGTTGTATAATCACAGGTGGCTGAACAATCACTGGAGGATAGTAGCTTGGGGCTCTGTAGTACCTAAAGTGGGGGTTAGGTCTGTAATAGTTATAAAAGCCAAAACTGTGCTTAGGCTGAACTTTTGGCTGCTCAGGCTGCTGCTGGGGCTTCTGCCACTGTTGTTTTCCGGGAATCGTTGGTCTTGCCGTAGGAGGTCTTGTAAACTCTCTAGGCTGATTACGAACCACTTGTGGCTTTTGAGGCGCTTGGATGACTTTTCTTTGCGGAGGATCTGCCATGACAGAAGGTATGCTGAATGCAAAGATTGACATAAATAAGATAAATTTTTTCATTTCTTTCTCCTTATAAAGTTAGGTATACCTAACATATTAAACGTCAACCATGAAAAAAAGGGACGGAAAATCCGCCCCTTTCCGTAAATAAATTCCATTTTATTCGGTAGGTCTGAGAGAGTCGCCAACGATCCAACTAACTCCGATTGCAGCAACCGTGTTAGCCGTTTCTTCAGGAATGCCCAAGGTGTCATGCAGAATAACTACAACTACACTACCTATAGCAGTCCAAAAACGACGTGATTTTACTAAGCTTTTGAGCTTTTCAACCATATCAAATCTCCTTTTAAAAAAACAGTGTTATATAATTATACTTTACTTATGGTGTTTTGTCTAATGATTCATTTATTTTTTCAAGAGTTTCTACGATTTGTTCATGCCTTTTATCTTGTCTGGTTTGAACATCGTCTATTATATTTTCGTAGTGCTCCCGTTGTATATTGAATTGCTCTGTGAAGCTGTCCTGCATATCAGAGACTTGCTTTTGATGACTTGGGAACACAACTTTTGTTGTATACCATAGATACCAACCTAGCAGCCCAGTTGCAGAGATAGTTCCCCACTCGAAATTAGGTATGGCATCTCCTGCGGCTATTAAAAATGGCGGCAAAAATGCTAATAAGGCTTTCATCGCTGTTTCCCTTTAACTTGCTAAAAAAAAGAGAGAGGGGCAAATCTCTCTGCCCCTCAATCGAAAAACGCTTACCATAGATACCTTGGCTTGTAGTCCAAGTTCGTTGGAGCATTTGGCGTACCAGATGCCGAGAACGCTGTGAGTTCACCCGGTCTAGCGCTGGTAGGATTAGCTGCGTGGTCAACGCCACTAGCCTTAAGGGTTGGCGATAGGTCAACTCCATTAGCAATGTCGTAGCCACCAGTATTTGCAACAGTAGGGTCAGAAGACCAAGTTCCAGTATATTCGTTCCAGTTGCCTGCACGAACAGCTGTCTTGTATAGTCTATTTCTTACAACTGCGGCCTGATGAATAGCATCACCTTGAGCAGAATCACTAGCACCGAATACAAGAGCATTGTTTGAAACTCCACCAATAGTGGTAGTAGCTTTAACGATGTTTGAGAATTGACTCTGCTGATTCCAAGTTCCAAGACCAGCTTGGAAGTTGTTAACACCAGAGACGATAGTGGTGATAGGATTGCCTTCGCCTAATGAATTTGCAGAAAACTTAGTGCTTTCTGAAATTGTTCCGCCAGCACGGATGTTGCCTTGATCATTATCAATGCCGCTAGGCTGACCATTTGAGCCGTATGCGCCAGTAGTTGGCACGGCTGCTGTGATATCAGTAATAAAATAGCTCATTTTTTATACCTTATAGTTATGAGCCGATAAAAGTCCTATAGTTCCTAAAAAGTAAAAATCCCTTCCCTTATAATAAATCTATACACTAAAAGTAGAGAACAAGTTAAGTGAATAAACTCTTAATCCAAAAATATTAGCCCGAATAACGGAGTTATATTGCTTTTCAAGCCATATATGTCCATTGCATATGGTGTTTATATTAGTTTTTTGCTCTATGTTTGAGCATAATAACAGATTATCATATATGTCATCATTATGGAAGCCAGAAGCAGGAAGTATATAGTTTACTCCTAAGTCCTGTGCTAGTCTTGCAATCGCTATAGACTCAGACATCGGATACAAATTGTGCTGCAACATTATTCTAAGTTCTGAGCCATAATCTGCACACATCCTAGAAAAAGTTTTTATTTCTTTTTCAATGCTGTCGTATTTTCTATCTTTTATAAGATACGGGTTGATAGGCACATCAATGAAATCTGCTCCTCTTTTCAAGCACACCAAGACCTCATGTTCGCGTACCTTTTTATCAGATGTTCCTGTAGGAAAGTCTATTGGAACAGCTACGTCCACAGTCGTGTCACTAAGAAACGTACACACTTGTTTTAGAAGATATTGAGGTATTCCGACCGCATGAAAGCCTATAGATACAGCATCAAAGATATCTCTAGTTTGACTTTCTGTGTTTTTATAATGAGAACTATTATAGTTGCAAAATTCTAGATACATTCTTGACTATCTTATCTACTGTTTCCATTCCTTTTTCACCAACTATGTGATCACAGAACCCATATTTGATACTATCCTCAGAAGACATCCACCAATCCTCTTTAGACTCTAGCTTTCTTTTTATATAAGATTTAACTTGAGACTGCTTTTTGTCCTTGAAGAATTCACCTGTTTTCATACAAGGCTCTGTATACATTTGATAAGTCCTAGATCTTAATATTGTATCCCATTGAGCCCCAGATAGAACTTGCCTGTAAGTTCCTTGTGTAGCAGTATATCCTTCATGAATCATCCAATCGCAGTTAGGCATTGTTATCCTCTTTCCTTGAGGAAAAACTGCTTGAGGTATTAGACTTGCCATAGAAGCTGCTATGCCATAAGAAATGATTACAAACTTGCATGTGCTGTATTTGATAGCATCGTATATTACCATACCATCGTACCAGTCTCCTCCAAGGCTGAACGAGTGTAGTACTATAGGATTTTTCGACTCGGCTTCTAATAACCTAAGATTTTTTAGGAAATGAGTAGCTGTCTTAGTAATTATTTCGGAATCCTCTGACTCCAAAGGCAGCAAGAACATTTCCCGAGTACTGCTGATGTAGCCATTGAAGTCTAAGTCTTCAGAATGTTTTTTCATTAGGTGCTTTCCAGTAGGGCCTTCCTTACCTTTGCCATTGCATCCCTATCTACAAAGAGTTTTGCAACAGATATTCTGAATCTGTAGGGTGTTAATATGTCTACTGACTCTATTCCTTCTACAGAACCTATGATTTTGCTATGCTTCTTTAGTAACTTGAAGTTTGTATGACCCACCCAAAATTTGAAGTGATTACTCGCTAGAGACTGTTCGGTTAATGGCATCATACCAAAAGGAGTCATGATTGTTTTTATAGATGGCATATTTGCCATTGACTCCAGCTTCTCCATCATTTCTGGGTCTATATCATACTCTAGGTCTTGTAAATCTTCAAACTCACTTAGGGCTTGATCTATCTCATCTATTTCTTCTTGATAGACATCTACCCATTTTTCCCAGTAAACTTCATACTCTTGAGGATAGTTAAAAGAATTGCTCATAATACATGTCTCTTCTTTTTATATCTAATGTTGTTGGTTGTTCAGGCCAAATACACTAGAAGGTTTTACTGCTAGTTTTTCATATTCGTCCGAAAAGGTTTCCTCGTTTCTTAGCCAGCTTAGATACATATTAGTTAAAAACTCTTGTCTATCAGCGTCATCTCCAGCCCAGTTGGAGTATGCTTCTGTAAAAAACCCTTTTAGGTTGCCTGAATTAATAAAATGAAGCAGTAGACCCAAAGTTTCGGATGTGTCTTCATCCGTCTGATTTACTTCAACAAGTATGTTAAAATCTCCAGTGAATCTATCTAGTCTAAACTCTATAGTCGCAGAGCATTCGTCTTTAGCAATATAGCTATCGGGCAGCTCCTGCTCTGGTTCGACATCTTCAATCTTATGAGTTTTTGAGAAGAGGTTCTTAACTGCTGTTAGGTATCTTATCATATAATATTATACCCCATAATTGGTAACATAAAAGTTGAGTTATGTTTTTTGTTTCTGTATTTCGTACCACAATAAACCTATGTTTGCAAGAGCATAGGCAAACCACATAAGAGAGTGCGGATAATCTTTATCTTTTATACAGGATATAGAGGCTATTGTGTAGCATATAGAAGTAATTGTTATAGCACATATAGCATACATGTTTACATCCTGTTTTGGTCAAAGAAGAACCATCTTTTGTAGTGCTTTATATCTCTACCGCTATCTACATTGATCAGATACTCTAGTAGGTCATGTATAGAGCCAAATATATGTTGATGAGGGAGCATGAAAAACAACCAATTAGGAGCATTGTTTTTGCCTTGCTGCGACCAAACTAACACAGGCTTTTTTTGACTATTGGCAACCGCTATTTCTTCGTATGTTCCACATGCATGTACATCTGTATCTATAGAAGCTATAATGAAATCAGATATATCGACGCATCTAAGGTCTAAAGTCCTTATAACCCCATATCTTTTCCTAATCTCTTCAAACTGACCAGACTGCTTAAGTCTCTCTATTTCAAACCTAGTGCTTTCATCTTCTAGTCCAACCTCAACGGGCTTATCACATGGATTAAGTACCGTAACGCCCATGGATTTCAATATAGGGGTTATTCTGTTTCTCCATCCAACGCCTCCGTCTGCAACCCTATCCATTGCCCCAGCCAAGTAAGTTCTCATTCCAGTCAATTTCATTTGCCTGTACTCCCAAATCCAGCTTCTCCTCTTTCTGTATCGTTAAGAGAATCCACTTCTTCTAAATTAAACTCAGGCGCTTGCTGAAGTAAAATCTGAGCTATTCTGTCTCCGTACTCTACATGATATGTGTCTCTAGAAGTGTTGTGCAGACAAACTTTTATATGCCCTCTATATCCAGAATCAATTACACCTGCATGTCTGTGGACTCCCTTAACACCCATAGAAGATCTGTCCCATATCAACCCTACATAGCCTTCTGGTATAGCCATTGAAATTCCTGTAGACACTAAGACTGTAGCTCCTGCTGGAATAGCAACCTTCTCGGAAGAATACAAGTCGTATCCTGCGTCGGAAGGATTACCCTTAGTAGGTAGGGTTGCGTTATTATGTAATTTCTTAATCTTTAGACTATGCATTGATCGCCTCCTTAACCTTGTTAGCAGTAACTGCCCAGCTCATATTCTGAGCAGTCTTTATTCCTTCTTTATTCACAACATCGCCGTCTTTTTTCCATTGCTCATATACTTCTCTTAGAGCTTCCACAAGGTCATTTTCAATTCCTTTTAGCGAAGCCCAGTTGCCTTTATCTTCTTCTCTAAAGTACATGCCGTCAAAGGCTTTTTCTAGAGACTTAGGTTTTACTTTATAGCTGTTCTCATCAGTGCAAAATTCGGTATGTGCTGAGTAGTCTGTCGTTACCACAGGCTTTCCACAAGACATCATTTCTAGCAGCTCTAGGTTCCAGCCTTCAGCCCTGCTTGGGAAGAAGCCACAGCTAACAGATCTCATTATGTCTGACAGTTCTTTATGAGTATTGCACCTATTAAGAAGTCTTACTCTCGGATCTTGCATATAGTAGTTGTTCCATTTCTGATTGTACTCTGGGTTTGCCACAGGATTCTGACACATCATCCACAATTCCACATCAGTGTTATCGGGAAACGCTCTCTGAAAAATCTCCAGCATCACATCGTGACCTTTTCTGACCTCCCATTTACCACAGTTGAATAGAATAAACTTTTCTGTAGGTTGACTCTCCCTGTTATTATAAAATATAGTTCTATCAACTCCTAATGGAGCTACAAACACATTACTATCCGCAACTTCTTTTCGCACAATATCTGCTGCCCATTGGCAAGAGGTGATTACCTTTTCGCATTGCGCAAGGTGATGCTTTTTTTGATCATTGAACTCATCTACTTCAAAGAAGGGGAATGCAATCAGATCTCCTTTGCCTACTCTAACAGACATATCAAACTCATGCCATATCTTTAGACATGGAGCATCTGCATCGAACATAGGCGCTCTTGCAACTTCCTGTGGGAAGATTTGAGCTACTTCCTGATTATTGCCAATAGGGAATAGCGCAATATCAAAGAAATTTCTTAGATTAATTAATGTATTAAGAGATGCAACCCCATATCCTAGAGAATTGATCGGAGCCATTACATTAAGATTCTTCATAGTATCTGTCTTCTTCCTCAATCACAACGAACCAAAAGAGGAGGTCCATTATATCCATTTTATTTTTCCTAGAATAAAAAAGACCCGTTTTGTTGCATCATCCATTTATCGTTAGGAACGGGTCATAAACCTACGGTTTCGAGCATAGATGAGGCTCGGCTGTTTTGAATGATCTATTGTCTACAGATAAGAACAGCTAACTTACTGTTTGGGCGACAATAGAAACCCTAGAAAGGCATGTCGTCAGAAGCTCCAGCTCCTGCGCCAGCTTTTGCAGTCTGCTGAGAGTTAGTCTTTCCTCCACCATTCGGTGTCAGATTAACATTTTCAGCAACAACGGTAAGCTTGCTTCGCTTAACGCCTTCGTCAGTTTCCCA